TTTTACGATAAACTCCATCTCCTTCCCTACTCCCTGCTTCATTGGTATTACCTTCAACAGTCATACAGAATGAATCACTCTCATTCCATTTGTCAATAAATCCAACATGAGCAATCCGACCTTTTGAAGAGAAATAGATACCAAATACATCTGCTTGATGCGGGATAAGATTGTTTTTAGAGCCATGTGTATAAACCACTTTTTTTGATGGAAACCATGAAGGAGAATATGCACTGGTTATCGCATTAACTCCTGCTTGTTTATAAACCCATGTAACGAAAGCAGCGCACCAAGGCTGACCTTTCTTCAATCCGCATAAACGTAGATACTCTTCCACCCTTTCACCGTCATTTTGGCCGGATTTTTCACGGACACCTATTTCACTGGTATATATTTCAACTACCCTAGTTCTCAAGTCAGCACAAACGAAAGTGCTACAAGAGAGAAAACCAGCGAGAAAAATACCAAATAGGATAAGAGTGTTTTTTCCCATACATCAAACTGTTGAAATGCTTCTTTGAATTCATCCTTTAAAAACCTTCTCAGTGAACCGAAAAGTAATCCCATAGCCAGCCATGAAACCGACAAAAACACAAAAAGAAGAATGATTGAAAAGATTGGAATCTGAAAAATGCCGGAATCATAAATACCAACAGTTTCATCTAATGCCCTTAAAAACTCGATACTTACTACCCATGCAAGTAAAGCAATGGGTATTGAATACAGTTCCGGATAGCTTTTTAGCTTACCTTTAATCCACTCCACAATGTTCATCATAACCTATTGTCTGTATTGTTTATCTGCTTTGGTGTTTAGCACACCTTCAATCCGAATTAATGACTGTTTGATTTCGTTATACTGTTCATTTAGCTTGACCATTGTGTCAAGCTGTTTATCATATCCCTTTTCGACCGCTGAAACTCGTAATTCCAAGAGTCTGATTTGTGCTTCAGTGGAATAAACCCTAGAGCTCATGGAAGTCCATGCACCAATAATCGACAAAATGATTGTCAACGCCCAGCCTATCCAGGTCTTTGGAGTAATCTTATCACTTTGATTAACCATGCCATTAGAAATTTATGACAAATGTACCAATAAAATGCTTACTTTATAAGCACTTTAACGAATAATTATTTGTAATATATGCTAATATATGCTATATTTGCAAATGTATTTCTAATTATTATCGTTATGAAAAGGTTTTTATTTATTTTATTGATTTGTACGCTCGTATCATGTGAGCAGGAGAAAGCATTCTATTTAGATCCAACAACAATGTTGAAGATTAAAGGAGAGAAGAAAGCACTAAATGTAGGTTCACAAAGAATTTCAGAGAATCCGGAACATCTCACTCCTTTGGAAATTGTAAAACGGGCAACTAATGTACGATGCTACAACGCGGCACTTAATGCTACCACAGGATTAGGTGCAGCAATTGGTTTTGCAGGGAAAGATACCATTTCCGAGGAACCGGCATTATTAAGATATGCTACTGATATTTTACATCCTGATGGGTATTTTATTCCGGATTTTCTTGAAGCGTATGATATGGTGATTGAAGTGTTTAGAACAAACAATGATATTGATACGATTGCGTACATCCCAAATTCTGTATTACGAGAAGCAGAACAAAAAATCCGACAGGCTTTTGATGCACAGGATTATGATGAAGTGTATAACTTATTCTACAATGCTTTTAAGTTTAGGCCGATAACAGGGGCAGAATATCGGGAGTTGAAAGCACAAGGATTGCAGTAAAAGAGAAAACCGGAGCAGTGATGTTCCGGTTTTTTTTGTAATACTATCATGTTTAGATCCGAACAAAGATTGAGAGGTGGCCCAACATCCTTTTGTTGCTGATGCCTTTTGTAAGTGGGAGCCAATTTGCCGCAAATCTTAATCAGTACAAACCTAATCTTTTATACACCGAACGCAAAAACCGTACGAACGGCTGAGAGTGTTTATGAAAGCATCGCCACTGTAAAAGTACAGGTGCTTAGCGTATGTACCATGAACTGTACTTGACCAATAGTAACCATAAGTGCCGAAGCTGAAAAGCGAACCAGTGCCGTAGAAGCGATAGCCCGCCAAGGGCAATTTCAGTGGAGAATCATAAGCTCCAATCGCATTATTACTAATCCAGCTTGTGCGTTCTGCTTCCCATTCATCTGCTGTGGGTATGCGGAATCCTTCAGGACAAGGGTTGTTAATTTTATATATTTTACTCCACAGGTAATTGTTTTGAGGACTGCGCCAGTCTAAATTTCCACTTTTTACGATGATAAAATTACCATGAGCGGGAGTATCACTAATACTTTCAATAGTAGTCGTTAGAGAAGTGCGCTTCTCATGTCCATCCGAATTTCGTCCCCACTGATATAAATCGCCATAGGCCAGATCATCAGTACTCGATATTGCAACACGGCCTGCACCAAGGTTTCTGTCCATCCAAATTCTTTCTGTGATAGGATTATAAACCTCTCCCGGATTTATTATATAGAATTTAATTTCATTGCCGTATGAAACACCAACTGAATTCGAAGCATAAGCCCTAAGGTAGTATTTAGTTCCGGCTATTAAATTGGAAAGTGTGCTGAAAAAATTACCAGTACCAGCCCCATCAACAGTAACATTATCATTTATGGTTGGATTTGGTGTAATACTCCAACACACACCTCTTGAAGTAATCTCAGCTCCACCATCATGAGTAATAATTCCGCCGGATTTAGCCATGCTTGATGACAAATCTGAAATTTCAATTGTAGTAAGTTCGGGCAAGCTTATTGATGAACTAAAGGTTAATTCATTCCCGTATGCTGTTCCAATTGAATTAGTTGCATAAGCCCTAATGTAGTATTGAGTTCCGGATTTTAAATTTGAAAGTATGCTTGAAAAACTTCCTTTACCTGATCCGGTTATAGTTTTACTATTATTTGTTGTAGGAATTGGTGAGGTACCCCAACAAACTCCTCTTGCAATAACTGTTTCACCACCGTCGTGTAATATTTCACCTCCTGATATTGCCGATGAAGTTGTTATGGAATTAATGGTAGCTGTTATTACTTCCGGTATTGATGATAGTGTTTTAAATTGCACTTCATCGCCGTACGATGTGCCTTTAGAGTTTGTTGAATATGCTTTTACATAATATGTAGTGCCCGTTTTTAATCCTGAAAGTGTGCTAATAAAATTTCCAGCACCTACCCCATCAACAGTAATACTATCATTTATGGTAGGATTTGATGAAGTACTCCAACACACTCCACGTGCAGTTATGGATGTCCCTCCATCTATTGAAATTGCACCTCCTGTAACGGCTGAAGTAGTAGTTATTGATGTTACAGGTGAAGTGGTGATTTCGGATAACGACAAAGCCATTGTTGTGAATGTTTCCTGCAACCCGTAAGATGTTCCCTTTTTGTTGGTCGCATAAGCTCTCAAATAATAAGTAGTACCTGGCAATAGGTTTTCTATTGAGCTTTCAAATGTTCCAGTTCCGGCAGCATCAACTGTCTTTGAATCTTTTATGTCAGGATTTGGTGAGGTACTCCAACAGACTCCACGTGCTATTACGTCATATCCACCATCAGCGGTAATTACACCACCACTTTGAGCTGAATAGTAAGTTACTGATGAAACTACTGTTGTACTTACTACGGGTAATCGGGCAAGGTCAACTTCTTGTTCACAACTACATAGGAGAATTGCGACAATTAAATAAAACTGATACAGAATAGGTTTTCTCATAATTATCAGTAAAAAAGATTGGGCATGTAAAGTTATTCAATTTTCTCAAATAAAAACTAATTACTTCCAAAAATCACGTAATCAAAACTTCCCAACGTAGCTGAACCTGAGTTAGTTCGAGTCTGCACCCTGAATGTATTATGACCTTTTGAAGTTACTGATGCCCTAACATTATCTATTGTTGGCTGAATCATTACCTGATAAACAGAACCAGCATTGTGTGGAACATCATAAATCCCAGTAGCTATATAGCTAGCATTGGATGTATTTTTCTTTGCTCCCCAATAGTTTGTGTGTCCTCCTGAGCTGGAAATACTTCCACTTGCCAAAACACCTGGCATATTAGTAGGCCCTTTTAGTTCAAATCCACCAAGACTTGAAAAGTATAGATAAAGCTGATTACTCCAAAAGGAATATAATCCATTGTTACCTACTTTTGTTTGACTCACATATCCTGTTGCCTGAATAATGTTACTTGAAGGAGAACCTGAGATTATAGCTGCATTAGTAACGATTTGTTGAAAATTGGCTACGCTCATCGAAAACACACGTACTACATAGCTTCCAACTCCCAGACTAACAGTATATAGTTTTTGGTTCAAAACTCCTATTCCTGAATCTAAATAAGCAACTGAACCATCATTTCCGGTGACTTCAACTCTCCAACGTTGATCATTCCCGTCAGAATATGTTGAGGCAACAAAAGATATACTTGCTTCAAATGTCAAATACAGTTGTTGAGTATATGCACATGCTGTCTGACTTTGCAGTTCAATATTCCAACTTGATTGATAATAAAACGATGCAGTTGATGGGGTTAATAGGCTTTCGAGTGCTTCAACAGGGGTGTCCGAAAAGCGAATCCCTTTACTTGACAATGAGTTATGTTGGATTGTCAATCCACCAATTCGTCCTCCAACTGCATCGATGAATCCCTTCAGTGCAATATTCCCTATGGTATCCCAGTTGAAGTTGCCAGCAGCAAAATGACCACTACCATCTTTTCTGATTATTGATTTTGCAAAACCATTTAAAGCATCGTTATATGTTCCTCCCGACCAAAAACCTACATTGTCATTACTTAGTCCTGAAACTCCACTAGTAATAGCATTTGCACTGTTTTTAAGCATCAATAAATGAGTTGCTACCAACCCGCCGTTGATATCTGTACTTCCTTCAATAGCTTTAGTGATCAATTCAGTGGTTTTCCTGAACTCTGTAGATTTGTTACCTCTTTGAACTTGAAAATCCTTAATATAACAAGTCATGTATGAACTGGTTGAAATATCCACAAAATGGTAGATTGCTTGAGTGTGGTTCTGCACATTTGCAACAGCTTCAATTCTTTTCCAACTAGTATCCAAAACGAATGATCCGGCAAAATTATCTGCCAAATCTATGTTGATTGAATGAGTTCCTGATGTTACTTTTGCCCAAAATGACACAACATGAAAACCATTTCCATGTATTACATTTGATACACGTACATCCACGCCATTTCCTCCATTTGAAGATAAAAATTCAAATCCATTTGGAGAGTTTATTGTATTTCTTGCAATTGTTGGAGTTGAACCACCGGGAGACCAAACATACAATTCTTTAGTGTCGTTGTAGAGATTTTCACCTCCTACAATGATGTTGTCTACATTATCCATCTGTTGTTTGCTGATGGCCAATAATAGATTTGTCCTTGCTGTGTAATAATCATTAAACCTAGATCTGAATGTTGCACCAATAATGTCACTTGTTAAAGTGAGATTTGATAATAACGGTGTTATGTATGAATTCAAAGTGGCATATACTCCATCATAGATTGTACGACTAACCTTAAATATGTCAGCCTGAGTTCTGATAGGGCTAACTTCACTCTGAATTGACTCCCATTCCTTCAAAGCCCTTTGCTTTTCGTCAGGAGTAAGTTTGTTATCATCAGAAATATCATTCAGTTGAATAAGCATATCTTCCGGAGCTGGAGACCAATCAATCGGAGGTGATATATGCCCCTCGTACAAACATGCAAATTTGAGTGTCATCTGTGCACCGGTGTTTGGCATGTTATAGAGCCACAACGAATTGTTGGTCAGAGAATCCGGGCTAGTAATATGAGCATAGTATAAAGTTTCTCCTTCTTGCCGACTAAGTATTACTGCCAGATTAAAACCACCATTCCAGTATACACCCATAGATTGACCAGGTGCAACAACAGCCTTAACAACTAAAGTATATTTTGTATTAGTTGTTAAAGTTGTGACCGGATACTCTTTTACAAAATAGGCATTGCTTGTTACAGGCACTCCACTATTCGATAGCAAATTCCTGCTTGCAATTTTAACAGTATCATTAGGAGAAGGCGACCAATCAGTAGCAGTATTTCCCTTTTCTAACTTAACATGGTCGATAAATAAATTATAACCTGTGGAAATTAGAAAAATCGGAGAGGAAGTACCATCACCCGTAAACGTTATCTGAACTTTTCTCCAAACATTCAAGGGCAGAGAAGCTAACTGCTGCTGAATTGCAGATACTGTACTATCTTTCCATCCCAAAACTACACGACTTCCAACCTTTTCAATTTTAACCATGCAACTAAAGGTGTAAACCTGCAATGATTCACATATGAAGCTTGGTATGTGAATTCCAGCGTTCACATAACCTGAGCCGGCAATGTAGAGACAAGATCCTCCGTCATAACCGTTTGTAAGGCATCTTGAAACATCAGCTCCATGAAGAGTCCAAAAATTGAACTTATCTTCAAAACTTGAATTGGGGAGCAAGTTAGTCCCACCAATTCTGACATCATTTACGATCTCCCAATCATTCCCATTCCAGCGCTTTAATTGATTGGGGGTTACAGAAGTATCAATCCACAAAGTCAATCCCTTAATTGGGTTTGAAGGTGCGAAAGTGCCTGTAAATATATAGTCATTCTGATCTGTGATAGTTATCTGACTTGTGCTTACTACTTTTGACATAATCAAAGAAAAAAAGGAAAGTGGGGATTGAAATAAATCAACCCCCTTTTGGTTTGTTTATGGTCGTGTGGCTTCACAAATGATTGTTCCTTTGCCATCAATCTCATCTCCAGTTACGGTTATAAAGTTCGATGAGCCTGTTCCAGTTGAAGTCCTTGTTCCTGCCGTAGAACCTGTACCTGTACACACAAAGAGTTTCCCTCCTGCAAATTCATTGGCTGTGATTGCACTTGTTGGCCAAGGACTATTTAAGAAAGTGGAAACGGTTGCTGTACGCAAAGTAAGGTTAGAGGTAGTTGTACCACTTGCTACTTCGTAATACTTTGCAGTACCATCAGTCCTGACGATTTTCACCATATCACCTGCAGCAAAAGTGATAGCAGCTCCCGAATAGGTAATTACACTTCCTGCACCTGCTGTATTTGAAGTGATACTTCGACCACCTGCAACTGCTGTTCTGGTAGTGTCAATAAATCCAGCACGATTACCCGGTGCAACACCATCATAGAAAAACCATGAAAAGGACCAGTTAGCAGTATCAGCCTGACTCAATTGATTTGCTCCGTTCCATACCAATGGATAGATATTTGTACTTCCTACTCCATTTTGAAGTTTCTCGCCGGCTGTAGATATTAGCTTAACTTCATATGGATCAGAAACATCATAAATGGTAAAATAGCCCTGAAATATATTGCCATCAGCATCCTTTGCTTCAGCTCGAAATACGGCAATATCGGCAACAGCACTTTCATGAACTACTAAGGTATTATGTGCTGACCATGCATTTGTAGCAGGTAAGTTGACACCGATATCCGACGCTGAACCTGACGGTGCAGTTGAAGTAGAGGTTGTTTTCATTCCGTATTTCGTGTTCATCGCTGTAGTAACCTGAGCTGTTCCGTTGGATTCAAAGAACTTGTAGGTTATACCCGATGTATCAACACCTGCCGCACGAACCAAGTCAACACACACAACAGCCACATTTTTTGTACTTCCATCTGCTTGTTGAATAGCCGTTGTCCCTCGGGGTAAAAGGTACACAGCGTTTGTACCAGTCCGAACCACTGTTAAAGTGATTTGAGCTATAATGTGAGACACCAAACCAGTAATCGGGTCGGTATAATCCGCTTCAAAATAGTACACCTTCGATGGAGCTGATACCGGGTCCATATTAGTGTTTACAGTAAGAGTCGTTCCACTTCCAATAGTGGTATTTAAATCATTCGACCACTTCCTGTTAGACACCTGATTGGTTACATCAACTGCTGAAGAAGTACCACCCACGTAAACTTTTGCGCTTAAAACGTTGGGAGTGGATGACCAGTTGGGAACCGAAGTAACAGTGCTTTCATCCTTTGTGTAAATCTGTTGTGTCCCCTGACTTGCAGTTATAAATGCCGTTATCGGCCTTGCATCGTTATTATCAACGATGGTTATTTGTCCTGTTGAAACTAATTTTGCCATATTCTTATTTAATGATTGAAAATTTTTAAATGCTTACCTGACAATTAAATACAGCCCTTCCATCAACATCTTCACTATTGATAACGAGTACGTGCGAATGAAAAGTTGAATACCTTTGATTCCAAACTGTGTCAGAATCCGGATTGTCCGATTGACGCACCCAACGAAAGGCTGTATTTGGCAGTATTGATGTAATCTCCTCCTTTCCCCTGTAAACCATAGCGATAAGTGTAGTATCAATTAAATCATTACGAAATGTATTTCCATTTGTGCTATAAATTTCTACTTTGTAAGTGATATTGTTTTCGACATCGGTTAACTTTTCATCGATATCTGTGTATTCTCCTCCGGTAGAGATGAATTTGATGTTTCCACCAATCTGGTTGTTCTGAAGGTCGAAATAGGTCTTTCCATCCGATGAAACTATTTTTTTTGTTGTAATCCTTCCGGGCAGGATTTCTGAAAAGCCATACAACAGTGCTATGTTTCTGTCCCCTTCGTATTCTGAATTTACAATAGCCACCAACAGGTGCAAATATCCGGTTACTTCATCCATCTTTACAGGATGCTGAGAAAGCAGAAAAACACCTGTATTCCCATCACGTTCCACTTTGGCATATAAGTAGTAAGCCGTATCCGTTGTATCCAAATAGGGTGATTCATAAGCTTCGATAAACCAAACTTTTCGATTGTGTGTAGTGGATATTTGTTCAACTCCGATTGTCATGTGCTGGATAACTCCGAACTCAGCTCTTAGAACTTTTGTTTCCGGATTAAATGAAACCGTGTGATTGACCTCGATGGAATTATCGTTTGAATCAACGAACCTGAACTGAAGACTTTCATCTCCAACCAGTAGCTGCATTGTGCTGATGGTTACAGGTGATATCGAACCGTTGAAGTTGGTAAAAGCAGCTTTGAGAAGGTCGGTTGTTTCCTGCGCCTCCCTGAAACCTCTTTTAGCATAACGGATTGACTCCTGATGTCTTTCCTCGATAACTACTTCCGTTGTTTCCAGCTTTTTAATGGTATTAGAGAAACCACCTCCAACTGTTACATTGGATAGTTCAATTTCAGGACTATAGGGAGAGTTGATATAATCCTTAATACCTACTATGCGTATGAGCACTGGTTCCTCCTGAAACTGTTCATCGGTAAAAGCCACATATCCTCCTAAACGGATTTTCGAGCCAATCTCCAACCATTTCTTTTTAGCCCAGATAGGGTCAAGCTCTCCTGTGAAAGAAAACCGTGGGTCTTCATTCTGGTATAAATACCTGACTGCTTCACGGAACATATCCCACGAAGCACCCGACTGGTCGGAATTGTTACAGATGTAGCTTTCAGGAAGTGAAATCCCAAAAATGGCATACTTATCACCCATTACAGGTTTAAAGATGTCATTGGGCATCACCTGTCCATCAATCTCCTGAGGAATAATCTGGAACTTTCTTTCTGTATGAGAATAATCACAATCGAACTCCTTGCCAGCAAGCATTCCGGTTTGAAAAATGACTGTCATCTTTTCCCCTGCAATCAGACAATCCTTATAATTGAGCTCATCAGGTATTGTTGAATCGGTAAAGTCGTAGAAGTTTTTTGAAGCATTTACAACCGTTACTGAAGAAACTTCACCAATGCGGGATGGATAAAGGTGAGAACAATCCAGGCTATCTTCAACATTAAAAGAAACTGGCTTGTCAGCACGACTAACAAACAATCCGGAATCATCGGTTTGATATGTTCTGCCTTCGTAGGTGAGTGTTTGGTTTTTAGGAAGTAAAAGCTCTGTTGATCCGTACTTGCTTGCATCTATGTTTCGTGTTCCACCCTGTACAAAGAGAATATCAACCGAATGAGAATTCTCGAAATTCTCACGCCTTACTCCGGTGCGAAAGCCATTTCCTTTGCCGTAGGAAAGAGCCAGTGGTGACTCTTTGCCATATTCAACCTTGCGTAGAGAAAGAGTTTTTCCGGATATTTCAAACTCTGTTTCAAAAGCATCGGCAATGAATTTGAGAGCTTCATTACAGTAGTTATGATTAAATGAGATGGTTTTCTCGTTTCCCTCAATACAACTCCCCAATATCCAGCCTGATTCACGTTGATTGAGGTTTTCCAGTAACATAGCTATGAAATCTGACGGCTTTCCAGTAAGAGAGAATTTGAGTTTACCAGATGTTGTATCCCTGAATTTATAAAGTCCGAGTTTAGCAGAAAAAGCCTCAAAAATGAGCGTGTATTCAAAACTTCTTGTATGGTTTTTCCTGATGTTTTGAGGTCGTAAAAGGGTATAAGTTTCCCCCTGATGCTGACAATAAGCACCAACAGGGATTTCCACATGTTCAAACAGTTGTACCTTCAGGGTGATTGAATCTTCACCCATCACCCTTCGATTGCGGTAGCTATCATCCCCAACTATCAAATCAACTATCTCAGCACCACCTTTGTCAAATAATTTCATATCCTATGTAAAGCAAAACACAACATCAAACTCACACCACACAGCGTTTTCCAGCGTGAAGTGTTTTATTTCAGAGCGCTTGTAATAGCATTTGTAAGTCCTCCCATCAATTCCCAGTTCCCTTTCTTTTGGAAGTATTAAATCATGCAGAAAAGCATAGTAATTGGTCAGAAACTGATATGCGTATTCTGTCCGGAGAAAAAGACTCAGGATTACCTCCTTTGCTTTTCTGTAAAGCTTAGTATAGTCTGACTGTACTCCATGAAGGTAAAGTGAGTTAATGGTCGTAACATCTTTTGCTGCCGGAGCTCGTCTGATACTTGATAGAGAATTTTCTAATAACTGTATTCCATAGGCGCTAATATCAACTCCATCGATAGACACGCTTTGACTACCTACCATTAACCAGTAAGGTGGAGTATATTCGTATCCATCAAGCGGCACATCTTCTGAAAAGGTAAGCGAAAATTCAGCACCGGACCGACACTCGAATGATTGACAGTCCATGTATCGAAGTGTTACGTTTAGTCCTAAATCCGGAAAGTAAAATGTGGATTGTGAGGTTGATAAAAGAGAGTTTAAAAATTCATCAGCATTGCCGAAAGATGAGAAAAAATTCAACTTTCTAACAATTGCATCCAGTCTGGGAGTTGACAAGTCCACCTCCATACCATCTTCTTCCGCCCAGCTATTTTGAAGCGGTTCCTTTAATGGTGGATATGAAAGTAGCGAAGCATAGCTGTTTTCCAATAGATAAACACCCATGCTAGTAGAACTAATCCCATTTACTATAAATTCTCCGTTCATCCTCGTATGTACACCCCCTTAATGTTTATGTCATCAATGCCCGACTTTAAGCTTCTTAGAAAATTTTCTATACTTTCCAGTCTTGAGGTATGATTTTCTATTCCTGACAAGTATTTTAGTGATTGAGCACTGTTTATGAGCAGGCTTTTGATGCTTTCAGAGATTTGGTAAGTATGTGCCTGAATAGCTGTAAACCTACCATTAAGCTCATTGGCAGAATCCTGTGACATGGACTGAAATCCTTTACTTGCTGCCGTTCGTGAGTTGGAGAATATATCAAAACCCTGTTTGGCCAGTTCTTCCTGAACCGTGGTCATCGCTTGACTATACTCACCTAATGCACTATTATACCCTTCTGTAAAGCGGATAATATCATCTACTATACTTTGGTCTCCTTCATAACCGAAACTGTCCATCATCTCCTTTTCGAGATTATTGAACAGACCCTCGAAGTACTGAGCAAAGATGAGTTGAGATAGAATATCCTCTATTACTGTTGTTACCTTACCTTTGAATGAATCAACAGCTCCAAAGACATCACCATTTCTAAAGGCATTTACCAATTCATCGGACAGCATTGAGCCAATTTCTCCTGCCAGATCAGAGAAGGTTTGCCGCATTTGCTCCTGTGCTTCCCTTGCTTTGTCGGCTATCTCCTGCCAATTATCAACAATGGATTTGGTGGCTTCATCCAGCTTGTCGTAATCGGCCAATATCTGAGGGTTAAGCTCAAAAGTATCTTTATCGAAAATCTCACCGTAGGTTTTTGCCAGCGACTCAAATACCGGAACTGTTTTGGTGGTTACAGCTCCTGCAATTCCACCGATAACAGCACCAATAGCAGCTCCGAGCAAGTTACCAATTACAGGAATGAAAGAACCTACAGCAGCACCAATTGCAGCACCCGCACCTAATCCGGTAGCGATGTTTCCTGCATCAAGCTGTTGCTTTGTTCCGGTTTGAACTTTCCCCTGAGAAAGAGTGTTTGCGGTTGATTTGAGCTCAAAAATCGCAGCAGAATATTGCCGTGCACCAGCTATCGCTTTAGCGTAGGGATTCTCAACTCCAAAGATGTTTGATTCCTTATAAGCTTCCATTTCGATGCGAGCCATAGATATGTTATGAGCTGCTTCGAGAATCTTTAAGTTCCATTCTTCCTGAGCCTGCCTGTTTTGCTCTATCTGGTTTCCAATCATGGAAAGCAGTGTGGAAAGTCCGGAAATACCTGCACTGACGATATCCATTGAAGTAGCGTTCTTATCAAAGGAAGTGAGCACATCATCCAGACTGCCGGAAATCCCTGAAATAGCTTTCCCGATTTCACCCATTACTCCTGAGAAGGTAGAAAGCGAGTCCCCTAATTCACCCAGTGAATCAGAAAGTTTTTTGGCCATTTCATCAACCTTTTCCCATGCCTTGACATCCAGCATCTCATCGGCTGACTCTTTAGCTTCATCCAGTGCTGTTTTGAGTTTTTCGATATCGATACCAGCTTCTTTAAAAAGTGCTAACTGCTTGTCGGTAAAAGTCACTTTGCCGATGATTTCCTTAACCTTTGAAAGCTCGTTGTAGGATAGTTTGGTGATATCCTCGAATAAGGGTAAGGCCTCCTTTATTTTTGATGTAATAAAGTCCGTACCATCCCCGAATAGGTATAAATCCAACAGTCCCGAACCACTGTCCTGTAGAACATCTTTAGAGAGTTCATCCAGTGCCTGTTTCATCTGTTCTGTTGCAACCTTTACAGCCGAACTATCAGCTCCGAACTTTGTAGTCAGTTCGGCAATGTCCTTTTGAAATTTCTCCTCGATGCTTTTTCTTTGTTCTGCATAGGTTTGATATTTTATAAGGAGTTTCTTGTAAACATCACCCTGTGCAATTTCGTAAGATTTACTTTCAGCATCCCGCAGGCGTTCGAACTCATCGGCCTGTTCCTTTGGTAGAGTGATGGAGTTTTCGTTAAATGTACCCTGACCACCCTTTGCTTCCCATTCCTTTTTAGCATGGTTGCGTAATACCTGTAAAAGTTCATCCTCCTGACGATTGATTTCGGTTATCTTACGACGAAAATTAAGCTCCAACTGAGCCAGTTCTTTGGCTGAACCTTCTTCCAATAGTTCCAGTTCCGCTTCTACACGATTAAAGTATAAATCCTCCTTGGCCCGCTCGATTTCTATCTTTTCGTTCCTGATTTGATTGAGTAGCTTGTCGGTTTTTTTATCATCCTTCTCTGGTGCTGTAAAAGAAGTAGATGTTTCAGGTGTTACCTTTAGCATCTCCTCCTGAAGCTTATCAATTACCAGTGAGTATTTATGAGCTTCATCGGAAAGGCGCTTGTAGATATCCATTGCAGCCTTTTCGCCTGCAAACATTTCATTCTCCCTACCACCGTACTTTTTTGCAACAGCACCAGCAAGGACATCCCTGTTTTTAGCTTTCCAGCTATCGAGCGTCTCCTGTGCTTCTGCCTGTTTTGCAACAGCAATCCGAACCTGTTCGGTGTATTTGAGTTTCTTTACATAACCGTCCAGCGCATCGGAATTGTTGTTTATCAGCGCTCCCTCAGTAGAGAGTGATGCATGATATTCAGGAACAATTTCCCTGATTTTATCCAATGCTTTCTTCCTGTCTGAATAGCCTTTAGTGGAATCATCGAGTATCTTTCGCAAAGACTCTAACTCTGAAACCTCTGTCTTGATGTTACTTTCAGCTTCCTTGGTTATGTCGCCCAGCATTTGAGTTTCTGATTGGGCTTTCTTGGCACTCCGGGCGTAAAAGGTTAAAGCAGTAGTAAGAGTAACTACCGCCATTGTAGCTGCTATGTAAGGATTAGCCAACATGGTTTTGTTAAGGAGTTTTTGAGCACCTTCTACCAGTACCAAAGCTTTGAACTTTGCAAGTTCAGCAACTGTCCAGCCCCTGCTTAAAGCGATGGATGTGGATTGAACCACATTAAACACCATGATAGCAGCTTTGTAAGTACCGTAAACGGCAACCAGCGAACCAATCACTTCACCTACCTTTTGGTAGTTTTCCACCAAATATGCAGCACCAGAAATTGCACCCGAAATAACACCTTCTGAGGACTGACCAATCTGATTGAACATCTGGTCGATGGAATCCCCTAAGTTGGATAGCTGGCCAGTGATGGATTTGGATTGTTCCTGCATCAGGTTATAAAACATCCCTGATTCACTGACCATGTTTTTGAATGCCTGTTCAACATGAGCGAAGGAAAGCTGACCAGAAGATGCAAAGTCCATCACTTCCTTTTCAGTAACCTGTAGTACGGCTGCCAGCTCTTTGTAGATGGGAATACCTCGACCGGCAAACTGCATCAGGTCTTTGGTCATAACCTTTCCCTGAGCGTTCAACGTTCCGTACAGGTAGATGATATCTCCAATTTGAGAACCAACACCTGCTGCAACGTTACCCAACATAGTAAGATTATCACGAATGCTGTCTGCCGTGAATCCATATGCCAAAAGCTGCTTTGCACCCGAAGCCACACCTTGAAGGTCAAATGGAGTGGTAGCTGCAAAGTCCACTATTTCACGCATCAAAAGATCAGCCCTTTCCTTGCTTTTGAGCATGGTGGTAAAAGCTATCTCCAACTGTTGAAACTCCCCTCTGACATTGGCTAACTCCCGGGCAAAATTGGCTGCCTGTTGAATAGTGAAAACAGTGGCAAAAGCTTTTCCCAGTTGACTAAGGGTATTATCTATTCGACTACCCTCATCAACCGCCCTTTGTCCGATGCTTCCGATAAGCCCCTTAGCTTTTTCGGCATCCCTCTGAAGTTGGGAATTATCAATCCCTGTTGAGTACCATATTTTTCCGGAATCGTTAATCATACAGCATGCTCCTTATCAGATGTTTGTTACGTGGGTCATCGGCATCGATATCACCGTTGTCATCTTCGTATGTTGGCAACACGGCACTGTAAAGCACCAAATTGGAATAGCTTAAATCAAAAAGAATTTCGTTGAATTTGAGTTGAGGAAAGTTTTTGGCAACACCTGCTACCAGTGACCAAATACTGTCGTTATCTACACCACTCCCCTTGTTTTTCTTAGGATATTTATTTCGCACAGGGAAGTGGTAAGCCCGAAAAAATCGCCAATCTCCATTCTCGAAAGTTGGTTTACGATGAATGAATTCACCTCGCTGGGTTTGCATTCAAACAGCATCACATCGGCAAGTTCATCGACTTTTCTGGCATGGCGTGTTTTTAGGCGATTTAAGAGCGTTTTTCTTTCGGAATGATAAAAGATATGCCTATCCACGCCCAATATTAAAATTGCGGCTATTTTGCCCAAAATATGGCATTCTTTGGCAATCATTAGTGACCCAAAAAACACTTCATCGTTTTCAAGCTTTATGTCGGGCAATTTTGCAATCAGTCTCGACACCTGAATAAGTGTGGCAGTAGTGGGTGGAGCTATCATGTACTCCTTACTGCCTATTTTGATTTTTTCCTTCTCCTGGAAAATTGTTTTGGCTACTTTTTCTTCAACACGCATATCAACCCTACAAAAAAATAAGTTGCGAGAGGTGGAATCGAACCACCACCTTTTACTCACTCATGGAATAAACGAACAACCATCGTTCTCCCTCGCTAAAAAAGAGGCTATTCAGCCTGACCAGTATATGGTTTGCACATCTTACCGCTTGTTGGTTTAAGTGCTTCAAAAGTGTATTTGAGGAGCTTTCCATCGGCAGCACTCCAAATCTCTTCTACGCTTACAAGCGATTTTTCAAAGATGAAACCCTCTGCTGTCGGGTCCTCCGGTGTTAAACGAACAGCGTATTTATTCGCAATAACTCCATCGTTGTCTTCGATAGGTCGGGTATCACCAGACTTTACGAAAACCTCACACTCAAAAGAGTAAGCGTTTTTTGAGTAACACATATCAACTAATTCACCACCTTCTGCCCTTGCTTCCCGCTTCTTTCCCTTAGTTGTGGAAAGTCGTGCACTGTCTTCCCTAATTTCCGGAAAAGCAGTATATGCTGGAGATGCAGGCAAAGCACCGCCTACATACGGTGCAACTTCTATCTTTGGTTTTCCCCACGATAAAGCCATAACTTCAAATTTTTAAAATGTCACATAATCGAATCTCAACTTCACATTCACAAAGTGCTGACTGGTTTCTTCTGCCTTAAAAGTCTGAATGAGTGAATCCAACGAAAAGCGATAACCCTCCTTTTTGAGAGAAGGGATAATCCCTTGACACAACTCCTCAATCTGATTGCACCGGGCGATGTTTTTCACTTTATTGGAACCTCCGAACTCAATGTCTGGAACAAAGATGTTGATGTTTACAATCCCTTTCTGGAACTGTCCATCAATACCTGTCAGAAATGAGATGACAGCATCTTCTTTGTCAGAATTGAAGGGTCGCATTCCATCACGATAAATACCGCCTGAAAGAGATTCTTTCAATGGACTATCTCTGATGAGCAGAAACACTTCCTTTTCAAAGGTACTTCCGGTCTTTTTCATTGCACTTTGAATCCTAACTGCCTTAATAATTTGGGCACTAACTCCTCTGCCAGTAATTCTGATTTCTTGAGGACATTGCGTTTGGTTTCGACATAGGCAGCGTAATTCATTCCGGCAACCACTATCAAAACCAACCCTTTTTGGTTATTAGCAATCAGGCTTTTCAGGAAATTCTTTCCCTCTTTTACACCATCATCACCCTGTTTTTCCTGATGAAAGCCTGACCTGCAAACAACTCTTCCCTCTTTGAGTATCATATATCCGATAGAGCTTCGTAAATTACCTGTTTGGTCGATGTATCCGGGATTAAGCTTTGCTTCCCGAACACAACTAACACCGACATATTCCAATGCATAAATGAGCTTACTCTCACGTTCTTTGAGACGTTTGGATAAGTACTCATCAATGGCTGTTTGTGGTGTTTTCTGATGAATCGGCATTACAGGGTAATTTTTACTCGCTTTACGGAATCCAACACTTCAAGACTTAATACCTGCTTTTCACAAACCAGCTCTTTTTTAGAGTTGGCAAGTTGAATGAAATCTGCTTTGAACGACATATTCTTCAGGGTAATGGTAAAGGATGATTCCTGAAATTCCCCTCCCACATATACTCCTTTGTTGGAAAGAGTATTTGCAGAATAAAGACAGGGGGAATACTCTCCCCATGTCTTGACTGCCGGAATCGGTTCCCCATCTTGATTGATACCCCCCTGCGATTGATATACTGCCCGTACAAATCCCTTCATATTACCAAATGTTTGACATATCTCTGATAGTTGGTTTGGTGATATCCTCCAAGCCTAATTCCCGACTAAGAGCCGAATAATAGAGCTTTAAAGCATCCAAATTCCATGTCATGGAAACCCCACCTTCAGAAATAGAAGTTTGAACTGGCAGCCATGTGCCCAGACTCCGATGAATCGCTCGCTTCACTTCATCAACACTTACATCGGAATCCGGGTCAAGGCTGTTCTCAACAACTACTAAATCAATCAATGAATCACCAACTTCAAACTTCGAAAGTGCTATTTGCAGGTATTGCCTTGTAGTCATAGATTAATCTACTGTTAGAATATACACCTTGTCGATAGCTTCAAATGCAGGGAAAGCATTGAGCTCAACAGCTGTAAATTCTGCCCATGGGTCGTTCTCCTGCCATTTGCTGAGTAATGCACGGTTGTAAATAGCATAGTTTACATGCTGAACAGGTTGCATTTGTTCCAGACAAACAGCGTTTTTAATCACTCCAAGTTTACCAGAAGGAATGAAAGCGACATTACCTTCCTGCCATGGTCGGAAGGTATTGATGATACCATCCTTTTCAATTCCAATGACTTCATCCACCAGTTCGATAGGTGGAAGTAAATTAGCTTGCAGGTACTCGTTAATCTTAGCAAATGTGGCAATAGCAGCACCTTTTTGAAGTTGATTGAATGAGATTAAACTATCAATCACCTCCTTGCTTTTCGATAGCTGCATCCCCTGTGTCATGCTCATCAGAATTTTTTCAAATGAGTGACCTTTCTGCCGGGCTTCATTGACAACATTCGTAATGTCGGTAAGAGGAGTTGAAGTAAGTGGATTGCTCCATTTACGTTCCGGAGTGGATGTAACCGATAGCTTGTTACCATAGGGCATCAAAAGGTCTAAATCCTCTTTTAAGATGATACCGTCGGGATTATTATCCACCGTTAAAGAAATCTTTCCGGTCGAAATGGCCTGAAGAACCATAATATCCAACCGCTTGTGTGGTGCACTTCCGGCTTTTTGAACATCATCGAATAAGAAATCAAGTAACTGAGCTTTCTTGGCTGATTCATCAAGACTGGATGCCTGAAGAGCAAGGAAATCACGGTAGTCACCTTCACGCATGGAGAATTTCTGCTTGATAGCAGGAATTTCACCCTGATATTTGCTCAGTTCCGAGCGAGCCCTCAATGGAGCTTCGGAAGATCGGTTGACAATCGAAGCTGCTGCTTCAATACGACTTGCACCTACTACCGAGGTGAAAGTAAGAGTTTGTTGTGCCGGGGCCCAGCCGAAGTACTTAGGATACCAGTTGGGAGCAAAACGGTCGAGACTATTGTCGATAATAGTCTGCAAACTGTTTGCATAAGCCCCGAAAATGGACTGTATTTTAGACATAAATTATCCCTCCTTTTAGTAAGATTGTGAGAAAATAATGAGAGGAAGTTTCGCCTGAATAGCATCAGGAACAGGAACAATACGACGTGCATAAACAGTTCCGTGAAGAACTACTGCAACATCAGCAATTCCGTTTGAATCAATGATAACATCCTCATAGAGTAATCCTTTGAGCTGGGTGAAACCTTCGTCATTCACAAACAAAGCATCACCAACCGACAGAGCAACACCCAGCGTTGCCGAGAGTTTCACCACATCGTAATCCTGAGCGGTAGTTGTGATTTCAGTAATGTTTTGTGCCCCTGATGCTCCTGTGGTTGTAAGAGCCATTCCAACTTTGAGCTTGTGCCCTTTAAGGATTTTATAATCTGTTGCAGAAGCAGTGGCAGTAGCTTGCATTACGGCAAACTTGCCAACCTTTGCCTTGCGGGTCGCTTCGTCAAAACCGATTGGAATTCCGGCAGGAACAACAGTCCCTTCGGTGCTAAATGCTGCATCATGAAGCAAAAAACCACCCTGGGCTACCTGAGTGTTTTTACTTTGCCAAATAGGAATTCCGGCTCGTGCATATTCTTTTTTAATCTGCATAGCTTAAATTTCAAAAGTGAATAAATTAATGATTTTCCTGTCTGGCGCCTGCCCATGCTTTAATGTCGGCAGTAACCGCATCCTGAGAAACTGCTCCGGCAGGAATACCGGGGCGAGGGAATCCACCTAATCCGCTGTTTGCAGCCTCTTGGGTAAATGCTTCAAGATTCTGCTCCGTTTCCGAAATGAAAGAGTTGAACTCTTCATCGCTTTGGAACTGCATCTTCTCAAAACTGCTTAACACGGTTTTTTTAAATGCAGCCGGGGCGTTGTGAAGTTTACTTTTAAGAGTTTGCTTACGTGAATCGGTGATTTTTCCGCTTTCAAGAAGTGATAATTTTTCCTGAAGGGGTTCAACAGCAGCCTGAATGGATTGTTTGATAATCTCGGCCACGTCTTCAGGAGTTTCGTTTTTGGGTGTGGGAGTGTTAGTCTGGGTTTTCTTATCCACAAAATCATACTTCGAGCGTAAGGTGCCCTCGTAGGTTTTGTTGGCATTGGAAACTTCCGCATCAACTTCACGCCTCCATTCTTTGATAAAATCAGTTACTTTTTCGACCGTTAGCTTGTCGATAAGTGCCTGTGCTTCGGACTCATCAGCAACCTGTAACGTCAGTGAACGTGCCAACTGCTGTAATCCATCTTTTCTTGCCTGTGTGAATTTATTAGTCAACAGCGCTAAAATCTTCTCATTCATGATACTTGTAATAAATTCTTTCAGGCAAAAATAAAACAGAAAATGCTTATCATGTAAACACTTTCTGTTAATTAAATATAATCGCAACAAATTGATATTGATTGAGTTCCGTTGATTTAGCCTGACATACTTCGATGATTAGAATTGTTAGATTTCAAACTCGATTTCATCCTCGCTCGACATCCAATTGCAATTGGAAAGGTGAAATCCGTTATCTGAAAGGTAATTTTCTATCATGGTGCTTTCATCTTCGTCGTTCTCTTCGGGTAAGATGATGTTTTGAAGATAGGTTACTTTACAGATTGAATAATCCATTACTACTACATTGAGTGTTTTCATAACTTTCAAAAATTGTAATCGTAAAACTTCACTGGCTTTTCATTCATTTTGTACCTTCCGTGACTTCCGGGCTTTCCCCAACCTTTTTTAGTAAGAGTTATTGTTTCAAGTGGATAATCCGGATTACTTACACACTCCCAACGTTGTGAATGATTGTCTTCGCAATTGGCCGCAAAACCTCCCTGATGGAATGTTTGAGGAGCCACCTTCAGAACGGCATCCATTTTTCTGATCTGTACTTTTTTGGGGCTAATTACTTTCACAACTTCGTATGGTTCAACATCTGTCCAAAGGTGGAGGTTGCAGAAAGGTTTGATGTCTGTATTCGATTCCATATTACTTGATTTTTGATGCTTCTGTTACTATGTGCTGAGCTATTGTTAGTGGGTGAATGTAAATGCAGCAGAGCCAGTACAAATACTGATATTTGCCTTTGTGTCCACCAATTTCACCCAGTTTTCGGTAGTCTTCTTTTTCGAGTGAGTAATACATTGCTTTCTCGATATAGTGCTGCACTTCCGGTACTGAAATGTATTTCTCAATTTGCATTTTGAAACTACGGTTGATTGGTTTCATGTACCGCTTTTGAATTTGAGCTAATGTAATCATAATGCTGCTTAGATTATTTATTGTTGCGACTTGATGCTACTCTGCGGGAATAGTCTGACCAGTGCTTCGGGGCTAACTTCGATTCTGAAGTTTTGCCGGTCCGGTTGACTGTGTACTGATTCGTTTCTTGGTTGAAGGTAAGTCCGAATTCCATCGGGCCATCTTCTGTCATGCAGTAAACTGTGATATCGTTTCCTGAAGGCAGCGTCATTGCTGCCCTCCAGATTGTGGTTCCGTTCAAATACTCGACTATCGTGTCGATGATTGCTGTGGCTCGATTGGTTGTCTTCATTTTCGATTCTGGATTTATTCTACAGTTATCAGACCTTTTTAGTTAATTGGCTTTCAGGGAAAACGCCAATTGTATCCCCATACTCAACTAAATACCATCTTTGGCACATTAAATCCATTGGTGCATAAACTCCGGATTTAAATCCATCTTTGTATACTTCTTTGACTACACCTTCTCTTTCGGCAACAAAAACTTTGTCGTTCTTTTTAATTTCATTTTTTATAACTTCGACATCTTCAACTAAGTACATTGATATTTCTTCAACCGGAAAAGATAGGAGTTGTTTTAATTCAGAGAACCAGAGAATCTCTCCACCCTGTGCTCCAGCTATTATTCCTTCGCCTATATAGGGATAGTTGATTTTTTTACCTTTCAATGAAATACCAAGGCTGTTTTCCATTGACTTTAAGTTGCTTTCTAATTTCGGTGATAATTTTGGAGTTTCCATAACTGTTGTTTTATTTGATGATTCTATTAATAAGTGCTAAGCTATTGCCAGAGCGAATTTTTAAAGATTATACTTCTGTTTGATGATTTGTATTGCTTCTTGCTTTATAGCTTCTGTATTGAGCTGTAATGACTGGTAGAAACTTTCTTTTCCGGTTAATGATTCCTGGGCTATCTGAAGGATTCTTCTTTCATTTGCGGTTAATCCAATCCGGAATGTTTTGAAGATTTTCAATGCTCCGGCAATATCACCGGAGCTGAATAATGAGAGGGCTTTGTTAGTTTTGGTTTCCATGATTAGTATACTGCTATAATTGTGTTGTTCAATACTATGGTAAAACCTCCTTTGGATTCAGGATTAGCTTTTATGATATATTTCGCTCTGCCAATTGCATCATCTAAACTTGTAAACCTATCACAGAAATACTCGTTGTAAAATAATTCATAGGTGAATGTCAATTCTGAATGTTTTTGCTTTTGGGTAGTCATAACTATTTAGTTTTGAGTGTTTTATTATGATACAAACTTACAAAAGGTATAATATTTTTGCAAGCAGCTAAGCGCATATAACTAACTGATTTATATTTGTTTAACTAATTATTTTGCACAAAAAAGGGAGTGAATTACACCCCCTTCTTAGCTTTAAAAATTGTGATTACTTTGATATTAACAGCTCAGTTTCTACGGTAAGTTTTGAACGGTTGGCATTCCAAAAGTCGTTTATAAGTGTTTCAAAATTGGTTGCTTCGTTTACCTTGATGGTTTTATAATCTCCATCTACTGTTCTGTAAGTGATTGAAGCACTGCCTTCGTTAAAGTAGGAGTTGAAAAAACTTTCCGGATGGAAGTTGATAATTTTAGTTCCAAAGCAGTAGTTCCGTAGGATTTCAGGGATACTTTCCAGTTTATTGAGATTACATTTCGGTTCAAAACATAGTTCATATCCGTTGTTGTATGGTTTCATCTCGAATTCAAAACTTTCGATGTAACCCTGAGCTTCCATTTCGGAAAAGAAATCGTAAATAAGTTGGCCGGATCTTTCTACTGCTCTTTTGCTGATTGACTGTACTTCCAATAATGGATTGCTGAATAAGTTTGTCATAACTATTTGTTTTTAAATTGATTAGTGCTTTTTGATTATAGTACAAACTTACTAATTGAGTTAGAGATTTGCAATCTTTCTTACCCAGTCAACAGACTGATTTAGAATTGTTTAACTTAGTCAAATAGTGTAAAATAAAATATTTTTTATGTTTCTTTGGTTTATATAAAGACATATTTGTATATTTGTGCATTGATGAACTATGAAAAGATGATTAACTATTGAAATTTTTGAGATTGAGATTTTTACTTTTATCTATAATCATAATTTAAAAAGCAAATTAATATTCAATTATCTAAAAATTGGCAATTTAAAAACTTAACACTTATGAAGGGTAACTATTCAATCATGAATCTCACACAAGACTCTCAAGAATGGAAAAAATGGAGACACAACGGAATTTCAGCTACAGATGCGCCAATTATTATGGGTGAAAATCCTTGGAAAACTTCAACTGAACTTTTAAGCAAAAAAATTAATCCACCCCAAGATGAATTTATTAATGATGCAATGAGAAGAGGAATGCTATTAGAGCCAATCGCACGCAAGTTATATAATGAGAAATATAACAAAAATGTTAGACCTGTGTGTCTGCAGAGTAATACCTATGATTGGTTAAAAGCAAGCCTAGATGGATTATCTTTTGATAAAAGCAGTGTTGTGGAAATTAAATGTGGTGAGTCGGTATACAAAAATGTGAGTAATTATAAAAAAGTTCCAGATTATTACTATGGTCAATTGCAACACGTATTAGCCATTACAGGATTGGACTCAATTGATTTTTTTTGTTACTTACCTGACAAACCAACATTGATATTAAAAATAGATAGTAATCCATCATATATTTCAAAATTGATTGACGAAGAATTCAAATTTTGGAAGAAAGTTCAACAAGGCAGATTTTGATATTATAGAGCAAATTACAATTTCAAATAAAATATTCTCGATATTAAATGCAAGAAAGAAAACTATCTATTCTACAGAAAGAGTATAGAGCCTTTTTTTTGTCAAAAATGAGTCTTTATGGAGTAACATCACCTGCCCAACTAACTAAGGACGAGAAAAGCAGGTTTTTTACCGAGGTAAGACAAGATTGGGCATCATATAAATTATTGAGGGTACAGTCAAAAGTAGATATACCAATTACACCTTCACCTGTTGAAGAATCTATACCTATACCTCCTACAACAGAAAAAAAGAAAAATATTTCTGAGGAAGAAAAACCCCAAAAGCAATCAAAACAGATTATTAGGTCAGAGCCCAATGAAGCACAAACTAATGACCTTAGAATCTTATACAAGCCTAATAGTATCTTCGCACAAGAAGGGCAATATCTGTATCCTGTGGTTATAATGCCTGTTTTAAATTCCATACTTAAACTCCCAAGAACTGGGCGTTCAAATCAAAAGGGATATAAAGAAGACGACTTTTTCGATTTGCTAAAAAATAACATTAGAGATATTGAGATGACCAATAATGTACATATGGTTATCCCGCATTTCAACAAACCTTATGAACCAGATATTGTGCTATTCGATGAAATCTTAAATCTTTACATAGATATTGAGATAGATGAACCTTATGATGGATACTACAGATACCCAACACATTATATTAACCCTGAAGATGACACCAAACAGGACAATACAAGAGATTTGTTTTTCACTGAAAGTGGATGGATTGTTATAAGATTTACTGAAAGACAAGTACATTGTCAAGCTCTTGAGTGTATAGATTATGTGAAAAACGTTCTTAATTCATTGTATAACAGACCAGTTTCAAATGAAATAATCTGCCAACAAGAAAATCAATGGGACTATAATCAATGTATTCAGTGGCAAAAAAGTTATTTTCGTGAAAGGTATTTAGGAATAGAGAGATTCCATAAACAATATAGCTACAAAGAGATTCTAATTGACACATCACAAGATGAAAGCATTGAGAATATAATTCAGAGAACCAAAAAATTTAAATCAGAAAACTGGAGTAGCAATATTGCCTTTGACGAAGAGTCACACACATACTTACACCCAAAAGACGAAACAGGAAATGCCGAGTATATTTCTGTCACTACACTTATTGAGCGCTTTTTCCCTTTTGATTTAAAACGATACATAGAAAAAAAAGCTGAAAGGGAAAATAGAACAGAAGACGAAGTGCTTGACGAGTATCTTTTTACAAGAGATGAGGCTGCAGAAAAAGGCACATACCTGCACAGTCAAATTGAGAATTTCTTAACTGGTAAAGAGTTCGATTCTGAACTAATGGAATTTAAAATGTTCCTTGAGTTTTACAATAATGAAGTCAGGCCAAGACATCTTAGCTTCTTTGAAGCAGAAAAAGCTGTTTTCTCTAACCAATACAATATTGCGGGAACAATTGACTGCCTTTTCAAAAAAGAACATAAAAATGAATATGTGATGGTCGATTGGAAGAGAAGTAAAAAGTTAATAATTGACGGACGCCCCAGAATTTATGGATATGGCTATGCTTTATCTGAGTTAAACAATTTAGATAATTCGAGTTATTATAGATACTGCTTACAACAAAACATATACAAATTACTTATAGAAACTGAATATTCAATGAATATTTCTTCTATGCAGTTGGTTGTTCTACATGAGAATTATCCTAATTATTATACAGTCAGAGTCCCAGACATGACAAGAGAATCAAAAATAATATTAACCTCACTTAAACATAAAATTTAAATGGACGTACTGAAATCATTTCATGAAGCGATTGAAATCGAATACAATAAAACAATTCAGGAATTCAACGAACAAGAAAAATTGCCAATAGATGAACGTGTAGCAAAGGGAGTACTAATGACAAATCTTACAGTAGAATTTGAACTTGAAAGCAGACATATTATTTTAGCAAAAATTTTCTGTGAAAACAATATATCAAAATTTAAAGAAGGTACTCCGGTTATTTTAAGTAACGGTGATATAAGCTTTAAAATGGATGTAGATGAAGACAGTGTCGATAATTTCATATTAAAACCAAACGATTGGGACGCTCAATTTTGCTTACTCAACTCACTTGACTACCCCAGAACCAATTGGGAAATATGTAGTATTTATACCGATATCGGCACAAAGATGTTGAAAAACACTGCAAGACATCTGGAATGTAATGAGTTTGACCTGATTAGAGTTGAAAAATTTTTAAACGGAAAAACACAAAACAGTTATTATCCACAAGTTGATGGGGTAAAAGGTTTGAATGATTCACAAAACAGAGCTTTTCAAAATGCAGTTAGTGCCAGTGATTTTTGTTTAATCCAAGGACCTCCAGGTACAGGAAAAACTACTACTATCGCTAGTATAGCTAAACAATTTATTATTGAAGGTAAAAAAGTTTTTGTTACAGCACCAACTCATACTGCAATCAACAACTGTCTTGATTCTATTTCTAAAACTGTAAATGTTAAATGGAGAACAATTAAAATTGGAGAAAAAGCCAATAATAAAGAAATTCAATCAAACGATATAGTTGAAAAACTATCAAGACTCCAACATAATCGTTGGTTATCAATTCTATCGGATAATAATGTAACAGGAAATTATGGCATTACCGTTGGTGCAACTGTTTATGCATTGTGTTATCCTGTTTCAAAAAAATTGGAGGGATGGAATTTTGATGTCGCTATTGTAGATGAAGCATCCCAATTAAGTATTCCATTAGCATTGGCAATAATTTCAAGAGTGAAAAAAGTTATCTTTGTAGGAGACCATAAACAACTTGACCCGATTATTCCCAAAAAGTCGAATAACGAGATGTTTGCAGAGTCAATCTTTAGCAGATTAGCAAGATTATATCCCAAGGAAATTCATCTATTACAGACGTCTTACAGACTCAATGAAGAGTTAATCAAACTCCCTAATCACCTTTTTTATAACGATAAATTAGTTGCAGCAGAAACAACAATTATTGACAGCCAGTATTATTTTTCTAATGATTATTCCAAAATACTTAACAATGGTTCCCATACATTAGTTCTTCACAATACTTTTGATGCCCAGGGACGCTCTCCATATGAAGCCAAACTGGTCGCAGGGTTAATAAGTGATCTGCTTTCAAATGGAATTAAAATTGAAGAAATTGGGATTATCTCACCATACAGGGCTCAAGTAAGGGAAATCAAAAAAGCTATTAATAAAGTTCTGCCAAAAAATATTAAAAAGCCATTCGAAAAGCTATTCGTGGATACTGTTGATAGTATTCAAGGACAAGAAAGAAATTACATAATCTACAGCTTTGGAAATTCGCACCCATTGGAATCAATGAGTCGTTTAGACTTTTTCTATAGTCCTAACCGGTTAAACGTTGCTATTACTAGGGCTGTCAAAAAGTGTATTGTGATTTCAAACTACAAGGTATTTGACATAATTGATAATGAACTTGTTGAGCATGAAGAGTATGATGATATTAAAGATAGTCTTGAAATTTTCAAAAAGTATAGGGATCTGGCATCTGTCATAGAAATCAACGAGGTCGATTTTAGTGAGTGGTAATTTTTTACTTAAAATTCTATACTTTTTGAAGGTAGCTTCAGTTTTAATTTGCACTAATGGTCTGACTTTGAATTAGATTCTGACTGAGCATTATAACATTTATCTCGCAAATGAATCTAGAAAAGCAACTTTAACCTTTTTTCAATTACTAATTAGATAGTTGTATTTTTATATTGACACAATACATGGAAAAATAATTTTTAACAGCAATAGCAATGAGTGACCAATCTTCATACCGCACCTATTTAACAAATTTGTTAGACTCAACACTAGTATCTTATCCATTTCATAGCAAATCAGATAATGAGCTAATTCAAGATGCTATTGAAAGGTCACACAAAAGCCTTGAATTTGGCTTATTTAAATTAGGAAGAAAAGACTCTAAAACCGTGATAATAAATAATTTTCTACCGGTTGAAACAAAGTTCTTTCCTCTTTATTGCTTAGATAATAATTCCACATCAAATAATCCAAACTATACTATAAAAGCAGCATCCTTTTGTTATCCATCATATTTTTTATCTTCATTGATAGATAAAGTTGAAAAAGCCAGAAGTACATTTGATAATCAATACTTCAACAGCTATTATTCTCTCTTTAAAAAAATGGAAAATTATTACGGAAGTACAGTATTGGTTACAACAGCCTGGAGTACTGTAACAGATTTCACAAAACACACATATTGCGTAAACATTTTACCAGCTCACAATGATGAATCATTATTGTCAGATTTATTGCGACGAAGTTTTGTTAAAGAAAGAACGCAATTTATTTTAGAATTCATTGAAAAGCCATATAAATTCCTCAATTGGTATCCTGTTGATAAAGATGTACTAAACATTGAGTTCGAAGAATTTAAACCGAAATTTATAAATGAATTAGAGCTTGTAGAAAACTATGAGTTGCCTCCTGTTTTGAACGACAATTATTATGATAGGCCATCTGATTCTGACTTGGCTCGTGATAACTTCTACGCTTTAACTGATGGTTTAGAGGGTGATTATACCCCTGACACTTACGACGACTACGAATATTAATCATATTTAATCATTAAACAATGAAAACATACTTAATGGACACGTTTAATCGTTATAAACGATTAAGTGAAAGTTTGGATATTAAAACTACCTTATGTAATAAAGAATGGTGGGTGTTCAATGACACAGGCGAGAAAGCAATTTATATTTTTCAAGAAAATGAAGAGCTCTTTATCTCTGTTAATGGTATTGTAACAATTGCAAATTGGAAATTATTATCTACTAATAATTGTTTGATGATTAAAACAACTAATGGAGCTGTTCTATTAAGACCCGTGTTTCAAGACTCTATTATTCTTAGTTTGCAACTTGATGGTACAGATACATATGCTTTTCTAATTGATGATGCAAATAAAAGAGATTTTCTGCCAAAAACATTAAATGATATTAAAAATTATTTTCATAATAAATCAAAGATAAGTGAGAATAGGGACATAACACAAAAGAAACTAGAATATGAACAAGAATCGAGAGCTCAATCTATAATAGATAAGCAAACTAAAGAAAAATTGGCAAAAGAATTAGAATTAAAGAGACAAAAAGACTTTGAAGAAAAAGTAAACTCAATTTTATTAAAAGATCAATATTTACTAACTCTTTCGAATAAACATGATAAATTGAAAAGCATTAAAAAAAAGACTGTTGTGTTTTTGATACTTGCTCATATACCTTTTATCATATTAATATTAAGTGCAATAATTAGGAATACTGATGATGTTGGAGATAGTAATATTGATAAAATTTTAATGATGCCTATTGCAATCATGTGGATGGTCTTCTTGGCATTTTACAAATTGGAAGAAAGAGCTTTAGTTAAATATTTTGAGTATGAAGAAAGAGCTAAAAAAGAAATTATCAGTTCATTGGGTTATAGCAATTAGCTTAAATGATTATTAAAAACATATGTTAACACCAATCATAAGGTTGCACACCAATAGAAATGAGTGCGAAGTTTGCAGAAGGTGATGTATAATTAGAGTGCTGCTTCAGGAATTTGAGTAGTGTTTAGGGAAATATTAGCGGTCATATTAAAAAAAACATACAAATGTGTGAACATAAGAATTCAGAGATAAAATACTGTATAAAAGACAAAGGACTTGAACCTGTACTCTATTGTAATGATGGTTTGACCCCCTATTCCTTGGACACTTTTTTAAAAATAGTTTAGGACAAAAGTACGCTTTTTTCACATCCTGTGGATGTGTTTATTCATTTTTATCTGTTAAGCAAATTTAGCTTCAAGTTCCGT